GCCGTCCCTTGTTGTTTTTCTGGATTCATAACTTTTTTGGTCCTCTCGTGTTGGTTTTGGTTTGCTGAAAAAAGGTAGAGGACTAATCAGGCAGGAAACAGTCGGTTCACTCGGCCCGCGCTCCTTGCGGTTTGCGCCATCCACTACCCAAAGCGGATTAACTCGTACTCAACGGAAGTCATAACGTAGGTGTTTTCATAATCTCATTAGTATTTTGCAATGGCGGTCAGAGCCTAAAAGGATCACACTAACCATTGGATCGTGTGGGTCGCCGTCGCCGTAGCCGTAGCCGTAGCCGGAGACGTAGCCGTCGCCGTCGCCGTAGCCGGAGCCGGAGCCGTAGCCGTCGCCGTAGCCGGAGCCGTAGCCGTAGCCGTAGCCGGAGCCGTCGCCGGAGCCGGAGCCGTCGCCGGAGCCGTAGCCGTAGCCGTCGCCGTCGCCATAGCGGCCGGAGCCGGAGCCGGAGCCGTAGCCGGAGCCGGAGCCGTAGCCGGAGCCGGAGCCGTAGCCGGAGCCGTAGCCGTAGCCGTAGCCGTAGCCGGAGCCTTTTACATTCAAGATCATTTCCAGCCTTTCACCGCTGACAAAAAGAACACGACTCGTGCAATTGGCACCAGGACGGTTCCGCATGGGTCAAAAACCGTTTTTGGTGTAGGCCCCGAGATTAACTCACCGAGCCCTTTGGTTGTTCCCCACACTCGAATGTTGCGGCAATTGTCGATGCAGAGTAGCCCGTCTTGAATTGAGCAGTCGCCCACATGGACGAAGCCATTGTCAATCACCACGATTTGTTTGCCTAAGTCTTTATTCACTTTGGGTTTTCCTCCACTAAAAGAATTGAACCGGGCACCCAGGACATGATCGGCTTACTGGTGTAATCATAGCAAAGCCACAGCTCCCGGGCCTCATCGTGCCATTTGACCGCAGGATGATCGGGAGCCTGAAACTCGATCATCGAACCAGCGGGTAAATTAACCCTGACAGTGTACCTGAGCCGCTCGCCTTTGAGCACGCGGATCACTTTGTTGGCTTCGTGGTAGCTAACTTGCGCTTCGGCCCCCGCCCTTTCGCCTAACTTGATGTCTTGCATACCGTTTTTCCTTTCGATTTAGCCGACCGATTCATTTCGATGGCTTTCAGTGTGTCGCCCGCTCCGTACTCGAGCGACACAATGCTAACCACCACCAAGGGGATCTATGATGCTTTGTCGTCGAGAAGAGCAGTCAACACCAAAAGCTTGCAAGCCAGCTCATAATTCTCACGCCTCTTGCGTGGATCGTTTGCCTCCCACAAACGAATTTCCCGACGACACCAACGAACACCAAACTTGCGGCTGCCCGCTGGGTGGAAACGCGGATAAATCGTATTCATGTTAATCCTTTCGCCCTGACCACATGCCCGAAAGGCGCTTGGCCGCTTTCTTCCCAACTCACCCACAAGACAGGGTAGCCTGGATCATCCTTCGGAAACGAGCCACATAAGTCCGTCAAGTAAATCAAGGCTTTTGGCTGGGGCACCATGCCCGCAAGGTGCTCGAATACCGGCTCAAATCTTGTTCCTCCACCGCCCGGAGCCTCACGACTGATGGTCTCGCCCGGGACATACTCGCGGATCAAGTGAATGGTGGCATCGCAGTAAATATCCAGCAGGCTTGCCGGACGCATAGTATCGAGGCAATTTTGCTTTTCGGTCTGGAACTGCGCCAGCATCGCTTCGTCAATCGACCCGCTCGTATCCGTAGCGAACACGACCGGCCCAACCTTTTCCGAGTGGAGGCCAGGCAGGATAAACCCACTTTCGCCGTACTCGAGCGCAGGCCGCTGCCAGTCCCAGTCCTCCGAGCATTGCTCACGCAGCCAGGAGCGGAGCAACTCGTACCACGGCAATTGCGGACTGACCGCCGCCTCCACATAGCGCTTGAGACTAGCCGGCAACTCACCTTGCCCTTGCGCCATCCGAGCGCTTTGCAGCAAGGTCGCTTGCCAGTCGGTTTGAAGGTGTTGCCCCGCCTGTGGTGGCGCCGCGGGATCGGGCTCGGAGAATTCCCCGAATTGCGGCCGACCTTGGCCCTGTGCGCCGCCCCCGCCTTGTTGCTGCTTGTTGAGGATGCTGTATATCTGCTCCTCGCTCATGCCTGAATACTGAGGGTCCATACAGTAATCACTCTCAGGCTGTGGGAAGGGGAACGGATCAGCCTCACCCATTCCGACACGAACTTGACTCCACTCCTTCAGCATCAGATTAACGGCATGGTCCGCACTTTGATTCCAGACATCCCAATTTGACGCTGGAGCGCGCCACAAGTGGCCAAGCATACAATGACAAACCTCGTGACACAGAACCGTAGGCAGAACCGCGTCAGGCAACTTGTCAAACCAGTCCGGATTCCACCGTATGCCTTTGCCATCAGTGCAGGCTGTTTTGACCCGCTCGTCAAACGTGACCGGCAGCCGCGCGACGCCCGGAGCAAAGAAAGGCACTTTGAAAAGCACCCGCAACTGCGCCCGCTCTACACGCTTATTTCGTAACGTGGTATTCATAGGGTTACTGGCCGCTGGCCGACACAATGTTTTTGCCGTCCTCGGTGCAGGTCCAGGCAGTGAAGTCCCGCCCATTGGCAATCGGCGCCCAGCCTGTAGGCAGGGTGCCATCACGCCGCCTATTGGCCTCAGCTCTCAAAGAGTCTCGAATAGCAAACGCCCGGAACATCGCCGGCAAGCGCATCAGATACTTGAGCGCTGCCCCGAACGTGTTGCCATCCATTTTGCTGGCCAGGGCCATCGTCACCAAGAAGCGAGCAGAAGGATTCTCAGGCACCGGCGCAGTATCCGGACTCATGAGAACCGATTGAATATCCGGCAGCTCGTTGATCAATTGCCGGAAAGCGAGGTACTCCGTAGCCCTGCCCCTGCCGACGCATCCCGCTAACACCTCCGGATTGTCCACGCCATCGTTTATCCACCCGGCCGCATATTCCCAGCCCCTGGGTGTCGCGCCGTCCACAGCCATCGACTTGCAAGGCCGCCAATCGTCCATTGCTTGCGGAGTATTGCGCAGATAAGCCAGCAGATCGGTAGGCCAACCATTGGCCAACCCGTATTGGACAAGATCGTCCACGTGATTCTCAACATTGAGAATCGTATGCCAACGGGTTTTTAACGGCTCAATGAGTCCCTGGACGTCCGCCCCATTCCCCACATCGTTCGTGGCTGCCCCTACAACGACGTTTTCCGGTAAAACCCTGCTATCTATCCGCCCGAACTGAATAAGGTCTACAATGGCCTTTAGCGTCTCGCCACCGGCCATCCCAAGATCGTCGAACAACAGCAAAGTCGGCTTGGTAGCCCGGAAGGCCATCGCAATGCCGTCAAAGAGACAATGTGACGCATCGCCACCCTCTATCGCTGGCGGCCGCGGATAGCCTCCAATCTTCACCGGACTTTGTAGCGGAGCGCAAATAGAGATAAAATCCCAATTGAGCCGCCTGCAGACCGCTTCGTTGCTGTAACTCTTGCCCGTCCCAGGCTTGCCGACCGCCAACACACGCCGCTTTTTAGGCAACGCCTTTTCCAAGAAGTCCTGATACTCGCTGATTCTCATAACCGTTTCCTTTCGATTTACTACGTTAAAAAAGCCACACCGGACAACGTGCCCAGTGTGGCAGTCACTCCACTATGGGGAACCATGATGCCTACCCCAAATCACTCAAATTCTGAATCTGCACCGGGACTAAAGGCTTCAGCGTCTCAGGGTCACACTCCACAAACACTCGCAACGCCGTTGCCGGCAGCCCGACCTCAGCCGCTAACGCCTCAGCCTCTCTCAAAGCCTGGTCCCAGGTCTCGACCTCAAACCAGTCAACATACTTGCGCTCGCCCCGCGAAGGCTCTGGCGGAAGGATTGACGTGCACTTGATCAGCTTGCTCATACATTGTTGCTTTCGATTTTTAGTCACCCCTCACCATGAAAGGCAACTTTCAACTTGTAGAACCATGATGCCAGGCACTAAAACCTCACCAGAATGGTTGAAACGCCTACCAAGCCAATTAACGGCCACGACCGCTTAAGAGCCGCTAACCTCGCCCTCAAATCCAAACCCAAGAAATCCAAAGCTTTCGCCGATGCCGTTGCCTTACAACAAATGCTCATGAAAGACGCCCTGAACCCGGAAA